ATTGCATTGATGGCCCAACGCAGGCAAAGCCGCAACAATAGTACACTTTGCCTGAATATAGTTTATTACTAAACTACACAGGGCTACGCTAATTAAATTTGTGACCTAATAAAACCGGACTGACTACCGGGAAAAACTTAGATCATAAAGTTAAATTCGGCGCAGTCCAGACTCACATCAAGAGTCCCCATACGGCCACAGTATGGTAAGAATTTTATTTAAAGCTTATTCTATATAAAGCTTGGATAAAGGGATTTTATTTAAAGATCTACCCAATAAGATCTTTTGAACCAGTTAAGGTTCTGGTGCTGGTGGATTTGCCTCATAAAACAAACGAGGCGCTCCAGTAAAGAAATAAACTTGGAAGTCTTCAGCAGCCGCTACATAATAGTAGAAAGCTGTATTAGTACCTCCATCAGCTAGAATACTAACCTCAAATCCATTACCAAAATTCTCAGTAAAATTCTGTGTCTTTCCAGGTTCAAAACGATTAGGGCTATAATAAGGAATTTCAAATTCAAGACAAGGGTTAACTATGGAATGGGTATAAGCCATTCCATTATAACCAGCGGGCATATGACCTGCAACTTGAAATTCACCAGCTGGAGTTCCTATAACTGCAGCATGACCAGACTCAGCAACAGATGTAACATCCAAAGGTGAAGTAATTCTAAGAGAATAATCTCTATTAAACCTACTATGAAAGCGTTCCACTGACATATCAAGAGGAGTAGTCAGACTCAAATCTCCTCTAGGAACAATTTTGTATCTAACACCCCCTCTATAACCTGAAAACATACAAGTTACCCAATGTAACATAATAGTGTTACAGAAGTTATAAGGTGCCAATAAGTCAGTTCTATGAATAGCCCCATCAACATTTCCACGTAAAAATGGAAAATTATTTTGGGCTACTTGTAATACTCTACCAAGAGATGTTCCATTAGAAACAGCTGTATGTAGATTATATCTTTTAAGCATCTGTCTGAATGAAGTAATAGTTTCTCCAGTAAATACTTTGTTAATCAAAGATGTATCTTGTTCTGTTGGTCCTAACTTCTTAACAATATTCTGAGTAGGTGCACTAGCCTCAATTGTATTTTCAGATTCTGGAACAATTTCACCACTCTGAGGAGAAAGAATCTCTCCACTTTGCGGTTTAAGTACATAATTACCAATCAATTGATTGGGAACGAATACTTCAAAGTCATCACCTGCACTAACAAAGACATTAATTTCAATGTCATTATTCACAGTAGAATTAGGAGTAGTAAGTTCATTAACAACATATACAGCTAAAACACCATTACCAACTGAAGTAGTGGTATAAGGTGTTGTACTATAAATTGTAGAAACTGCTTCTAATCCTGGAGTAGCATGTTCAAGTAATGTAACATCTTGACCCACACCAACCTCTATAGTAAAATCTCGTGTATCTGCTAAATCAATAATTTGAACATAATTGGTATTATATTCATTAGATTCAAGGAATTCTGGATCATAAACGATTTTAAGTCGTCCTTTATGAAATGTGGAAGCAACAACTTGAAATCGATAACGCATAGTTCCAGTCCAGTAATCAAATGGCAATGCAGCCATAGCACAGGCAGGAAGTCGCAATGGTGTAGGAGAACCACCACCCTCTGCCCATGTTACTGGAGTAACACGAGTATTCCACAATAATGTTTCTGGTGCGGTGCCTTGGACCCAGGGGAATTTTGTAATATAAGATTCCCTAGTAGCTATAGATTTAATAGCCATTGGATCCTCAGCACAAATACCAGCAATACGTGGATCAACTGTAAGCTCTTGTGCATGATCAACAGTTAATTTCTGAATAGGATCAGGTACATTAGTATTTGCAAAAGAACCTACAATACGAGGTAGGAAAGGATCAGGAGATTTAGTTACTGGTGGTCTAGAATATCCGAACATTTTTGCTATATTGCCAATAGTTTCAGCTGCCATTGTAGTCGCCATCGCAAATGGACGAATTACAGGAACGACAGTTAAAGCAGAGGAAATCTTTGCTATCGCAGACGCAGGTTCAGATATCATACCTTTTGTATTAGCTTCTTCTATTTCACCAGACTGAGGCGTAAGAGTAGTAGGATCATTAGAAGTAAGAACAGACATAGAAACATCTTCAGCCCAGGCAAATACTGATATAGTAACTTTATCAGTAGCACCATTAGCATGTTTCAAAGTGTTCAACTCTCTAATATACATTTCACCTAAAACAGTCCAATCAGAACTAGGAATATTAATATAATTCTTATGATAGAACATAGGCAAAATCAACTCTCCACCAGTTGAAGTAGTAGGATCTAAATAAATATGTGGCATTTGTGAAGCTTGTACTAAATCATCATCATTCAAAGCTGCTGTAGTAGTCAAGGTGTCAAAAATATCGAAAGGTAAATAATGAGCAATTGCACGCCCATATTGGAACCCATTTCCATTTATAACAATCTTGAGATGTAACTTAGCTTTTAAAAGATTAAAATTAGTGAGCCTATTAATGACACGAGGATTCTGTAAATATTCAGACCATGGATCAAAGGAGTCAAATAAAGCAACTCCAGTACCCCACTCTACTTCGTGAATTTTTAAAGGACGACTAAAGAAATTACCTAAATCAGCATCATCAGTATCTTGTAAAGATCTAGTGGGATCTAACTCACCACCAGCATCATAAGTATAAGCTGACAGCTGATCTGCAAAGGCTACATTTTGAGTCATAGTCATCCTAGAGCCAGTATATGTTGTGGATTCGGCATTTCCACTCTGTGTTTCGAGAATCACATCTAACTTACGTTTGTTAGTTTCAGGTTCATAAACTTTTGCAACAACAACTGACATGTCTGAAGGGGATATAACTTTCCCATCAAACAAATCAACTCGTTCACCTAGACGATGACGATGGTTGTGCCAAAGTTTATCAAACCTATTAGGATTAATACCATAATTACCCAAATTGCACAATACATCAAAAGCTGTAGGATATGCTTTATCATGAGTAACATGATATTTTAAAACTTGTTCACGTGTTTTAGTCTTATACGACTTGTGACTCTCAAAATTCTTTGTGAGAAGGTCTCTGACTACTTCAGAATAGCCAGTGTAGTCCACACACTGCTCACAACCAGTGTTTGGATCATTAAAATTTGTATTTGTAGTAAGCAATTTATTTACAATCTTATAACACTGCTCAATATCATAAGTGGAATAGTTTACATTGAAATGGCTAATTTCTCTCCTAAATAGGAGTATTCTTAGGGAAGAATGCCTATATGTACAAAGCCTATAATAAAACATATAAAACTATACAAAAATATAAATTACAGTATCCATATATACACATTAGTTTTGCTTTGCCGTAGCAACCAGACTAGACTGGTCGAATAGGTTTAACGGCACCTATTCCAAGCCGATAACAATCTCATCTTCCTCGATGAGATCTTCTCCTAGATATTTGTGTCTCCACCTATTTACACATTTATCATAGGAGATGTCCAAAGATGGACACAAATGCTCAATATTACATTTTTGAGCAACCAAACGTAATTTCGCTCGCCTATCTTCAAAAATCTCTCGACCGTAATAAAACCAATCTCGCAGAGAACTTTCGATATTCTGGGCACTATGCATTGGCAAAGTTAACTCTTTAGATAATAAATGAGAATGCAGTCTCTTGTAAATAGAATCTTCAGATAGAAGACCTACTTTTTGTCCAAGATCGGGGTTATATTCACATTTCCTCTTAAGAAAGTCAACATCTTTCTCACTCATATAATGTACTGGGGTAGATTCCTTATCAGGCATTGTAAATTTCATATCATGCTCGGATAACCAATCAGCATATGTGATATGAGTAAATTCATTACAATTAGCCGAAACAGTACCTATAACATCATCTCCATAAGTCAAAAATGCACATTCTTTCTTGAAATCAGCATCAGGATATTTAGTATAAAAACAACTCCTCAAAAGGAGTGAATTAACTAATGAGTTAATGATTACAGTCAAATTTTGACCAGAAGGATTTGTTCCAAATAATTGTATTAAATCACCATTATAGGCCATAACGGGATATACAACTTCATGAACAACCATCTTCATAAGATCAATATCATCTTGTG